TAATATAAAGTTATAAGCAACTACATATATATAATATGTTATAAGCTTACAGCCATATACATATAGACATACATATATAGGCAGAGCAAGAAGCTCTCGTCACCGCTAGGTGACATATAGACCAACTCCCTGGCAAGCCAGGCTGGGCCTAAGCTGATGGCCTAAGTATGTGCCTAAGTAGTGGTAGAAGAGATAGTGAGAGGGCTGGAAAAGGCGAGGGAGTGTAAAGCAACTCCCTGATACCCAACCTACCTAAGTATACACCTAAGTGGTGAGTCCTAAGCATATTCCTAAGAGGTTGTATATATGATCAGCTTGGTAGGCCCCAAGGGGGGAGGCCCCTTTGTACATATAGTGCATTATAGCTAAAATATTTCTAGCAGAAATTACGGCTCTTGGCTAAGTGGGCCTGAGTAGCTTCCTAAGCTTAACACTTAATGTCCCTTACGGGACGAGAGTGCCTAAATGTATATGACTGTAAGTTTATAACATTTTAGTTATATGTACATGTGGGCGACACAGCTAATATTAACAAGGCGTTTCTCGTGTGGTTTCGCCTCCACACCTATATAAAGGATAAGACATGACAATTACATTGAAAGATGTTGGCAGCGGCTTTAAGCGCACTGCTATTAATGAAAACTTTGACACCATTGAGACAGAGCTTAACAACACCTTCTTAAGGAAGGATGGTGCTCAGTGGTTAGAAGCGGACTTAGACATGAATAGTTATAGGGCTATTAATGCTGCTGATGGTGTATTGAATACAGACTTCGCCACCTTTCAGCAACTGAACCTTGCTGCTAGCATCGGACACACAGGGACAATTGCCTCTTTTGTAGAAAGTCAAAATGGGGTTGATGCAGTAGCTAATGTCTTCACCTTTGTTGGCATTACATACACACAAGGTATAAACAACCTGGAGGTGTATCGTAATGGACAGAGGCTCCACAAGTCTTTCGACTACCATGAGACCTCAACATCTTCCATCACTCTCACCTTCAACCCTAATGACACAGACAGATTTGACTTCAGGACTAATACTGCCACAACTACTACTATTACCAACTCATCTGCAGTGGTACACATCTCTGGGGGCATTACATACAACCTCTCAGAATTTCTAAATGATATTGTCACTAGCTATACAATAGAGAGGCAAGTGGGTTCGGATGCAGTGGCTAATGTCTTCACTCTTAGCTCTTTCACCTATCTGACAGATGGTATGCACTTAGAGGTGTATAGGAATGGGCTTCTTCTGGATATAGTAGAAGACTATACAGAGACCTCGACAGGAAGTATTACCACTACCTTCACACCGAATAGCGGAGATAGGTTTAAGTTTAAGATATTGACAACAGCTTAACTACACACGAGACCAACATGAACATAGATAAGAAAAGATTAAAAGATGATATGGGGAGGCCTCTTACACAGAGTCTCTTCTTAGAGATCGGCTACCATGAAGATAGGGCTATCTACACACTTAAAGATGAAGACCATGAGTATAAGGGCAACACCTACTTCTCCCTCAAGCAGCTATACTTAGAGATGGAAGACACTACAGAATATGAGTTTGCCAACACATATTTGCTAGGCTGGCAACACTGGAAGAGGCTGAAGGCTAATAAGGCTCTCGCTAAGCACTTCGTAGAGTGGGAAGAAGAGTTAGAGCTTCGCCTCAAGGCACAAGGTGTAAGAGCTATCATAGACCAAGCAGCTGAAGATAGAGGATTTCAAGCAGCTAAGTGGTTAGTAGACAAGGGTTGGGATAAGCGTACAGCTGGTCGTCCTAGTAAGAATGAAAAGCTTAAAGAAGAACGTATACAGGCAAGACTTGATGACGAGTTTGCTGGTGATGTAGTGAGACTATTAGGAGATAAGAGATGAGTACAAGACTAGCGAGTAACCAAGTAGAAGGACTCTTCATAAACACCGCAGACTATGAAGCAGACCCTACAGGAGTGACCGACTCCTCCCCAATGATTAACGCAGCCCTTGCTGACTCACTGGCCTCCCCACTATCCCTCCATGGTAAGGTATTTATCCCTACAGGGGTGTACCAACTGGACAGCAGCCTAGACCTATTCAGCGACCTTGTGTTGGAGTGCGCCCCTAATGTTGTTTTCAATTGTGGTGCGGCTTTCTTTGATAAGCAGAATGGTTCACCTGGCTTGGCTAGGCTAAAGATAACTGGGAATCCACTAATACGTTCGGACAACACCTACACAGGTGTTTTATTCAGAACGGATAGTATGAGTTACTTAGACATAACTGCTAGGTTTGATGGGCGAGGGGTGACAACTGCAAGCCTCTTTTCCTTAGAGAATATGTTTGCTGGGACTGATGCATACAACAAAATCAGGTGTGAGTTTAAAAATTGCCTAAATTCTGTAACAGGGGCTGTCTTTATAGAAGGAGGGACATTCCACGATTTTACAGGCTCATCATGGAATTCAAACGGAAAGAATTTTACCCTCAACGGCAAGGGTCACATGTTTGGCCACGGCACTGCTATTGAGAGTTCAACAACTGCTGGTTCGGAAATATTCTCACCGTTGACTACACTTGAGCAATGTTGGGTGGAGTCAGATGAGATAACGTTCAAATCCACTGCTTACGGTGCTTCTGTCATAGACTGTAGAACCAGAGGTGGGTCACTTGATGGTACTGATTACCACTTAAACAATTGGATTAAAGATGAGACTATTGTTGCTAATTTCTTCAAAAAGAACTCACCATACTTAAACTATAGGGAAGGGCATCGCCAACTTAGAGTATTGTGGCCGACCAATGCAACAGGAAAAACCACCCTTGACGTGAACAGTGGGGGCGAAGTCTCCTACGGGATTCATCCACCATTAAATATCGTTGGTTATGTTGTGGATGTTATCTCAGGTGGCTCTGTAGCTGATATGACTATGAACATCGGTATAAATACTAACTATAATCCCGCGTCCCCTTCGTTCTTCCCCCTGACTAGCTTTGAGCTAAGTGGGTCTGATACTGCATCTGGCAGTAAGTATGTACAGACATGGAGCGATACACCGTCAGTATTTTACGTTATGAATCCCTCGACGTACGCAACGATGGAAGTCATGGCACGATGGAATGCCGATGAAGTAGATAACTTCTCAGTCGTAGTCGGCATCTTGGTTGTATAGGCTAGTGGCGGGGAGGGCAAGGGCTAGGAAGAAAAGGCTCAAGGACGGGAAGTTAAGTAGGAATCGAATTAGGGAAGTAGTGCATGCAAGAAGATGACTGGCTACAAGATGCTAAAATAAAGCTCAAGAACATGCCAGCAGCAGCTAAGGAAGTGAGGGAGCGTGCTATGCACGACCTCTCCTTCTTCGCCAAGCTGGTAAACCCTGGCTATATGTATGGCAGTGTCCACTTCGAGATATTTAGGTGGATGCAAGACTACACATTATTTGGGCAGGGAGACGAGACTACAAGTAACAAGCTTATCATGCTGCCTCGTGCTCACCTAAAGAGTCACATGGTTGCTACATGGTGTGCTTGGATAATAACAAGACATCCAGAAGTAACTATGCTGTACGTCTCTGCAACATCAGAGCTAGCCCAGACACAGCTATATGCTGTGCAGAACATACTGGGCTCCTCTGTGTTCATGCGTTACTTTCCTGAGTATATTAATCCACAGGAAGGGAAGCGTGAGAAGTGGTCTGCTATGAAGATGACAGTGGATCATATACAACGTAAGAAGGAAGGCATACGAGATGCTACAATAGCTACAGCAGGCTTAACAACTAACACAACTGGTTGGCATGCTGACATAGTAGTGGCAGATGATTTGGTTGTTCCTGAGAATGCGTATACAGAAGATGGTAGGGAGAGTGTTGCTAAGAAGGCCTCACAGTTTACTTCCATACGTAATGCTGGTGGCTTTACTATGGCATGTGGTACACGCTACCACCCAAAGGATATATACGATACATGGAAAGAGCAGGCCTTTGAAGACTTTGATGATGAGGGTAACTTCATAGGTAAGAGTGCTGTCTGGTCAATACAAGAGTATGTGGTAGAGACTGATAACATATTTACATGGCCTAGGGCTGTACGAGAAGATGGTAAGGCCTTTGGGTTTGATCAACGTACACTAGCTCGTATTAAGGCTGAGTATGTAGACAGAGTGCAGTTCCACTCACAGTATTACAACGATCCAAATGATCCTGGCTCTGAACGTATATGCAGAGAGAAGTTCCAATACTTCAACCCACGTAAACTTCACAAGGAAGGCAGTAGGTGGATGTATGGAGATAAGAAGCTTAACATCTATGCAGCAATAGACTTTGCATTCAGTCTCTCCAAAGAAGCTGATTACACAGCCATTGTGGTAATAGGCATAGACTGTAATAAGAACATCTATGTCTTAGATATAGACAGGTTTAAGTCTGACAAGGCCCATGTCTACTTTAAGCACATAGCAGCCTTACACTCCCGTTGGGGGTTTAATAAGCTTAGGGCTGAAGTGACAGTGGCTCAGACAGTCATTGTGAACAGCATCAAGGACTACTTGAAGAAGGAAGGCATGTCCCTTCCTGTTGATGAGTTTAGGCCTGGTAAGACTGAGGGAAGCAAGGAGGAGCGTATCAAGGCCTCTCTAGAGCATAGGTATGACAACCTAGAGGTTTGGCATTGTGAAGGTGGTTGGA